ATGGTTATTGGAAAATTCTCCTGGATATACAATGTCTTACAAGTTAGTAAAGTATAAGTACCGTCACCATTATCAACAACTGAATCTATTTCAATTGTTTTATTGATACCTTCTACTATTTCTCTTATAATATCTACTGTTTCCATTAAAAAAGTATTCGTCCTTTACATATTCCGTTATACTCTGGATAGTCTCCGCTGTTCTGGCAAATGTACCATTGTATATTTTCGTAGTTAGTAATTGATTCGTTGTACCTCTTTTGAATAAACCCAGATGACCATGCAGGAATTGTTGATAATTCTACGTTATTATAAATAACGCCACTCTCTGTATGCTTATGCTTTGAGCCTCTTACGTATTCAAACCAAATAAAACCAAGTATCATTGATTTCATACCCTCAGAACGTACTATACAATTACTATAATCTTCTAATATTGAATTATAAATAAGTAAATAGTTTGCATCCGTTGGCACTTGATTTGGCGCATTAGCATCTACATCAGCTTTGAAGAGTTTGTACAACTCTGCTCCTAATAAATCTGCTAAATACTTTTCTTCGTACCTGTCAATGTAAGCTGATATATTATCAACTATTCGTTTTGATAGTGCGAAAGTATCTATAAAATCTGTAGCGTTTATTAGTAGTCCCATCTTTTATTTTAATTCAGCTCTACCTGTTTTGATTAACAACTTTGCAATACTACCCATTACCTTGTACTCTTTCTTGTGAGACATATCATAACCAGAGTTTTTAACTCCAACCATAACAACAATTTCATTGTCCTTTATCTCTTTTGATTCCGCTTTTTTCTTAGCCATCTTTGTAAGTATTAAAAAAGCCCTCCCTATTTACTGAGAGGGCTTTTTGTTAAAGTTAATTATTTAATTAAGGTTTTGTTATTGCTGTTTTGATTGTTGCAATATCATCGTAAATAAACGCTTGCTCATCAAGTTTCTTAACAAAAGCATGGAATCTTGACTCTCCTAATATTACAAACTGATTTGTAATGAAGTTATCGTTAATCCATCCAATAGAAACCTTGTAAGGTACATAGTTAGTTACGTTGTATTTGCTCATGTCAGAAACAAATATCTTTCCTGCTGGAATTTCTTCTGCTGGAATAATTGTAACACCACCAATAACAACTCTGTTAAATAAGCTTGCTGTTGGGTATAATGGTAAACCGTTTGCATCTTTTGCAGAAACCATTTCGATAAAGAAATCGTTAGGGTTAACCATTACCAAGTTAGCCATGTATGGTACTTCATCAACAAAATTGTGAGTTGTGAAAATATCAGTAATACAAGCATTAACTACATCCATAAAGTTTGGAGTTACTACCTTTAAAGCTAAATCGCCAGCAGAAAATACACGTCCATACTCTGTAGCTCCTTTTGGGTTTGGAGCAACTCCATCACCAAATAAGATACCGTTTTGACGTTTTAATCCATGCTTACTAAATAAGTAATCTGTAGCAACAGACTGTAAGTTAGGAATATCTTGTACTGATTCATCAGATAAAACCTCATGAGCTGCAACTTTTCTTGGCTCAGCGTAACGAGTCTCAATCTTAAAGTCGATTTGTGGCTTAGTTCCTTTTTCAGCAACAAAAGCAAAGTCTCCATCTTTAGGAACGCTTTCGGTATAAGGAAACGCAGCTAAAGACGTGTTTTGTCTTGTAACAAGCGTATCAATATAAGGAGCTTTTAAATTTACTCTTGTTGGAGCTGCGGATTGAACACCCATTAATTCAGGTATCCCGTCAGGGTTAGATGCAGAAGTTGTAACTATTGTATCAACTGCCTTAAACTCTACTAAACCAGAACCAGCCTTATGAATAGCCTTGATTTTATCAATATTATCTGTGATAAACTCATTTAATTTATCTTTAAAAGATACTAATTTTCCATTAGTCCCTTCTTCTTTCATTGCTTTCATAGTAGCAGAAAGGTCTATTAATTCTTTGCTTGCAATCGCAAATTTTTCTTTGCTTACAGAACCCTCTAAAGATGTCTCTAAACCCTTTATTTGTGTCTCTAATGCTTTTAAAGCCTCAGCGTTTTCGCCGTTTGCTTTATCGATAGCTGCTTTAGCTTCCGTTTTAACGCCTAACAATAGTGCGTCGATTTCTTCTTTTTCCATTTTTAAATGTGTTAAGTTAATTTTAAATTTTTAATTGATTCTTTAATATATTGAGTGTTGTTAAACGGCTCGGTTTTTGGAGTGTCTTCCAACGGCTCCGATTTTTCATTTACTGATAATGTAGGCGTCATATAGTTTGACCCTTTTAATACTGCGCTACCTTCAATTACTTTCGCCTCTGTTACAGCCCAAAAATAACCAGTCGCCTCAGTCTCTTCTTTATTTGCTATACGGTCAATGTATTTTTCCCATACTGCAAACTCTTCTTTATAATCTTTATCGTTTACTGCTAATGCTAATTTAACATATCGCATACCTACTGAGTGTTCTTTTACATATCCTTTAAGATATTGCTCAAACATAAAAGGGTTGCGGTCCTTATCTATTACGGTTTTAAATACTAATGCTTGTGTTTTTCCTTCTGCTTGCAATCCTAATCCAGACCATTCAAACTCTTTTACAGTAGCCTTAACATCAGAACTAATAACCTTATCAAACTGCATTTGGTGCTCTTGTAGTAAGTAGATGCCTTTAGTCTCTCTTAAAGACTTGGTCCAAATACCCTTAATGTGAACATCGTCGTGTGAATCTTTTATGTTTGTTGTGTTAATAACAACCTCAACAGATATTTTATTACCATCAAATGCAGACGGGTTTTCAATCGCTTTCTCTGTATCGTCCTTATCATAGGCTCCTACAACGTAGTTAGTTGCATCACCTTGTTTATTTTGACTAGACTTATCGGAAATTAATAACTCTTTATTCTCAACCAAATGTTTGAATAACTCTTTTTGTGTGTTGAATTTCTTAGCCATTACTTATGTATTACAGCGTTTGAGTCAGCCAGTTTGCCTTTATTAGCCTTCAATTTCTTTAGCTGTTCAGGTGTTATTTTTTTGCTTTTGCTCATTTTTTAAACATTTAATACTACAAACATAACTATTATTATTTTAATTTTAATATTTTTGTATAAAAAAACATTCAACATGTCAAAAATTTCAAATGCATTTTACAGGATAGGTGATTTCTTCGCAGGAGCTGAAAAACAATTTTTTAGTTCGTTTAGATTAATGGACACCAAGGGCGAAATATACGTCGATACAAAAGTACCTTATAAATTATTCTACGAAATACCAGAACTACATCAGGTTGTTTCAAAGAAGGCTTCAATGTTTTCTAATGGAGTATTTAAACTTGTTGAGGCTGAAAACCCAACAGTTGAAGTTGAGGACCCAGAATTAATGAAGTTATTGGGCCAACCAAACATACTACAAAGCCAAAATAAATGGCTACACAATTACAGCGAGCAATTAGACGTTTATGGTAATCAGTTTATGTACTTCAATAAACCTTCTGCATTAATGACTTACCCTAAATCTATTGTTAATATATCACCAAGGTATTTAAACCCGTTGCTTAGTGGTAAGTATTACGACCAAACAGATATCGAAGGTATAGTTAAAAGATATAATTATGATGACAATGATACTGTAAGAAGTTATGAAACTAAAGATATTCTTTGGACCAAACATGATGACCTGGACAATCCTGTTGTTGGAAAGTCTCCACTAGTATCGTTAAAATTCCCTTTATCTAATACTAAATTAGCTTACCAATACTTTAATATAATCGGAGCTAAGAAGGGTGCAATAGGAATGATTGCTACTACTCAAAAGGATAGCGAAGGCGCATTACCTATGGACGATGAAGATAAAAAAACACTAGAAAACAAGTTTAGTAATGATTATGGCGTACATGATTCAGCAAAAAGTGCAGTTGCTATTGTCGATGGTCAGGTAACATGGCAGCCTATGACATACCCAACAAAGGATTTATTACTACAAGAACAAATTGACGCTAACAAGCTTACTATTGTGGACCAATACGGATTAGATATCAACATCTTTTCAAGTAAGAATAGTACTTATGAGAATGTAAGACAAGCACTAATAGGTAGTTACAACAATTCTATCTATCCAGCAGCGGACGCGTTCACACAGTCTTTATCTAAACAGCTTAAGATTGACCCTAAATATAAATTAATATTAGATTATTCTCACTTAAGTATATTGCAGGAAGATAAAACGGAAAAGGCAAACACTTTGAAAGCTCAATTTGATGCTGTTAGTCAAGCTGTACAGGCTGGGTTAATTAGTAGAGAAACTGCAACAGAGGTTTTAAATGATTCTTTTAGTTTAGATTTACCAACACCACCAATTCCACAACCTCCAACAGAGTAATTTGTAATAGGTTAATTATTAAGTAGTTAGTCTACTTGTTACACGGGGTGGAGACTACTTGTATAGGTGTTTAAATAAACCCTGTATAAATCGAGCCAATCCACTTAATGAATCTGGTGCATCATCATGTTTAGACCCTCCTGTCTTAAGATAACCGCATAACTCTTTCATAAACGCCTTGTATTCATTTGTTTGAAAGTCTGGATGTACAAACAAGCAATGCTTTCTTATAAATGCAGCGTCCATCAATATACGTGTATGCTTATTAGCCTTTGAATGAATGGTTAAAACCTTAGCTTTTGCAACCTTTCTCAACTCCTTTGCATACATACCACCCATATTGTTTGACTCTACCCTAATATACTTAACATCCAAATTGTTCAATTTTTGAGCAAGTAACGGTATAGTGACATCAGTATTTTCTTTATTAAATAACAAATCAGTAATATAAACATCTTTTCCTATGTTTTGTCCTATTGGTGCGCTTAAATGGTCATCACCTTCATCAGCAATATCTGCATAAGCAACAGCACCCTCAAATTTAAGCAGCTTATCTGGTTTGTAATATCTTAATTCACTTTCAGGAAACATAAGACCTTTAGCCTCAACGGGTTCTTGCATGTATTCA